GCCGCGCTTCCGGGCGGGAACCGGCGCGTCGCGCAGAGCCTTTTCCGGAGGTGAGACCATGGGGAAGAAACGCGGCGCGGGGATCACCCGCACACGGTACGCCGCCTTTCGCGGCGCGGATTTTTCGACCGACCCGTCGCTTGTGGAGAGCTGCCGCAGCCCGCTTTGCACGAACATCGTGGCGGACGGCGGCGGTATGCCGCAGAAACGGCTCGGCTACCGGACGGTACAGAGCCTGGGAGACACCGTGTACGGGCTCTTCGGCGCGGAGTTCGGCGGAACGGTGAAGCGCCTTGTCCACGCCGGAACGAAGCTCTATGCCTGGGCGGACGACGGAACGCCCGCGGTGCTTCTCTCCGGTCTGCCCCGCCGCAAGAGCCGGGCGGTTTTTCTCGCCGGAAAGCTCTGGATCGTCACCGGCGGCGGGTTTTACTCTTATGATGGGACGGAGGCAAAGCGCGTATCCGCTTCGGGGGCGTATGTCCCCACGACGACGATCACGCGCAGTCCTTCCGGCGGCGGGGTTTCCTATGAGGCGGTCAACCTGCTCACACCGTACCGGAAGAACGCTTTTCAGACCGACGGAAAGAGCGTGAAATTCACGCTCGACGGAGAGATCGACGCATCCGGTGCGGTGCGCGCGTGGGTCTGGGGCGAGAAGGTCACGGACTTCACACTCGACCGCGCGGCGGGCACGATCACGCTTCCCTCTGCCCCCGCCGCGCCGGACGCTGGCGCGTCCGACGGGCTCGTCGTGCAGTTTCCGCACACGGTGGAGGGCTATGCTGACCGCATTGACAAGTGCACGATTATCACGACCTACGGCGTCGGCTCGAACGACCGCGTGGTGCTCTCCGGCAATCCGGACTGCCCGAATCTCGACTGGACGAGCGGTCTGTACGACCCGACGTATATGCCCGATCTCGGCTATGCCGCCGTCGGCAGCGAGGCTACGCCGATTTGCGGCTACTGCCGCATCGGAAGCTCGCTCGGCATCGTCAAGGCGGACGACGGGGGCGACAGCACCGTGTTCCTCCGCTCCGCCGCGCTCTCCGAGGACGGGGAGGCCGTGTTCACGCTGCAGCAGACGATCGCGGGCGTGGGGGCCGTCGCGCCGGGGAGCTTCGCTTCGCTCTTCGATGATCCGCTCTTTCTCGCGCGCGCCGGCGTCGCGGCGATCACGAGCAGCAGTCTGACCGGGGAGAAGATCATTCAGAACCGAAGTCTGTATCTCAACGCGCAGCTCACGAATGAGCCGTCTCTGCCGGAGGCGGAGGCGGCGGTGTGGCAGGGTATGTACCTGCTCGCAGTGCCGGAGGGGCATGTTTATATCCTCAACGGCCGCCAGACCAAGACGTTCCGCAGCTCGGCGCTCGGCGATTTCGTGTACGAGGGGTTTTACTGGGAGGACGTTCCGGCGCTGTGCTGGTATGTGCAGCACTCCGGTACGGACGAGGCGCTGTACTTCGGCACGGCGGACGGACGGATCTGCAAGCTCAACACAGACATCGAGGACATGAGCCGCTACAGCGACGACGGCGCGGCCATCTCCGCCGTGTGGGCGACAAAGTACGACGATGACGGCACGCCCGCCGTGCTCAAGACGCTTTTAAAGCGCGGCTGCTGCGTGACCATCAAGCCGTATGCGCGCTCGAGCGCCGAGGTGTACATCCGCGCCGACCGCACCGGCGGGCACGAAAAGAAGGTAGCCGGAAAGCCGATGGACATTCTGGACTTTTCTGACATCGACTTTGAGCGCATCACGTTCAACACGGACGAGAGCCCGCAGGAGATCTTCCTCAACCGCAAGGTGAAGAACTACAAGAGACTGCAGATCATCGTCCGGAACCAGGAGCCGAACGAGGGCTTCGGCATATTCCAGATCACAAAGCATTATGTGACGGGCAATTACGCGAAGAGGTGAAGACATGAGCATACAGGAACAGAAGATCACGGAAGCCGCCATCGCCGCGAACGGCGTGCAGAGCCGGCCCGACAAGCTGACCGGCACAGCGGCGCAGAACAAGAAGGTATTCGACGCGCTCGTGACGGCGGTGGTGCGGGAAAAGTTCAACGCCCTGCTCGACGAGCTGACCGGCACGAGCGCCGCGGCGCAGCTCGGCATCACGACGATCCCCGGCTTTTCGGCGGGGAACGTCCAGACGGCGCTCGAGCAGATCGTACAGGCGATGCAGGATGTGACGCAGGGCAGCGTTACGGACGGGAGCATCACGCTATTAAAGCTCGCCGCGGAGGTGACGGCCGTGGCTCTCGGCGGCGCGGCGGCGAGCCATACGCACGGAGCGGGAGATATAAATTCCGGCGTTCTGGACGCGGCGAGGATCCCGGTGCTGGACGGCACGAAGCTCGGCGCGGGAAGTGTCGGCACGGCGCAGCTCGGCGCGGCGGTGGTGACATCGGAAAAACTCGCGGCGCTCTCGGTGCTCGCAACGCACATCGCGCAGGGCGCGGTAACAGCGCAGAAGATCGCGCAGGGCGCGGTGACGGCGGAGAAAATCGCCGCGCTTGCCATCACGACGGCGCTGCTCGCGCCGAACGCCGTGACCGCCGAGAAGCTCGCGAATGATATCCCGTATACAAAGTTCGGCCTTGCCGCCGATCAGGTGCGGCACGTTTACGCCGGAACGACGGAGCCGGGCGCAGAGCTCGGCAGCGACGGGGATATCTATCTCATGTATTCGGAGTGAGGTGAACGGAATGGGAACGTTCAGCACGGCAGAGCCAACGAATGCGGCGGGATGGAGCGAGGAAGTATCCGGCGAAATTGTTAGCATGTACAACCAGAGGAAGTACGGCTATGCCTACTATTCCAAATGCGCTGTTACGCGGCTTTCCGATAACTCTATCTGTGTGCGGATAAAGATGTACTCCAACGCAATCATGGGATGGGGAGCGGCAAACAAAGCGGCGTACATCCCCTGGGGCAGCGACGGCACGGAAAACGAGTTCGGCCCGAGCGAAGCGTACAATTACGGCAGCGGCTATTATCTTGCCGCTACTTATTACTACACGCTTCCGTCAACGTATACCGGCGCGACGGTGACTGCCGGAATGACCAGCGGGCACAGACCGACTACGGCAAACAGCCCGGTCACTCTTGCCGTACCGGAGCCGGTCGGCGATGTGCTGTACTTCAAGACCGGCGGGACGTGGAAGCAGGCGACGCTGTACCGCAAGGGCGGTACTTGGAAAAATGCGCTGGCAAAATTCAAAGCAGGAGGTATATGGAAATGAACGGTATAGACATTTCCCAGTGGCAGGGCGACATGGACCTGACGCCCTATAAAGACGGCTTTGTCATCATCCGCGGCGGGTTCTGGACGAGCGCGGACCCGTGGGCGGAGCGGAACATCGCAAAGTGCGAGATGCTCGGCATTCCGTGGGGACTTTACTGGTATTCCTACGCGCTCAACGAGGCGCAGGCACGGCAGGAGGCGGAGGCTTGTCTTCGATTCCTGAACGGCAGGAAGCCCCGTCTTGGCGTGTGGTTTGATATGGAGGACGCCGACGGGTACAAGGCGAAAAACGGCTTCCCCTCGGACGAGACGATCAGCGCGATGTGCAAAACGTTCTGCGCGGCTATGGAAGACGCGGGGAACAGAACCGGCGTGTACGCCAGCCTGAGCTGGTTTGATACGCACATCGGCGAGACGGGGTACGACCGCTGGATCGCCGCGTGGGGCGTGAACGACGGCGTGAATTATCCCGACCTCTCCGGGAAATGCGTCATGCAGCAGTACCGGGGCAGCCCGCTGGATCTGGATATTTTGTATGTGCCGCTTTCGTATTTTGACGATGGCGCGGCAGGCGGAGCAGAGCCCCGCCCCTACGAAAAGGACGGGAAATGCGTAAGTGTCCCGGCGATGGCGCAGGAGGTGCTCGACGGAAAGTGGGGCAACGGCGAGGAGCGAAAGCAGAAGCTCGGCGCGTGGTTTTACGATCTCGTGCAGGGCGAAGTGAACCGGATGCTGGGGGTGTGAGATGAAATTGCGAAAGAAACAGCCGCAGCCGGAGGTCATTTCCGGCTACGATTATTCCGACCGCGCGGCGCGCGAGCGGACGGCGTACGCGCTCTTCCGGCGCGCCAAAAACGCCCGCACCGCTGCGGAGATCGAGTGGGAAAAGTACAACGATTACTACAACGGCATCCACGATGTGACGCGCGATCTCACCGAGTTCTGCCGTGAGAACGACATCCCGTGGCTTCCGGCGAGCATTCCCGATCCGTATATCCTCGTCGAGAGCCAGATCGAACCGACCGTGCCGCAACCGGAATTTCGCGGGCGCGACGACGATCTTGACAGCGCCATGGCCAAGCGGCGCGAATTTGCCGTGCGGTACATCGCCGAGAACAACCGCCTTTCCGACATGAACACGCGCAACGAGCGCCGCCTTCTGAAGCTCGGCGATGCGTTCTGGAAGGCGTACTGGGACGAGGATATGCGCTGCGGCGAGGCGCAGGGCGATATCCGCGTGAGCGATATCCCCGTGGAGGCGGTGTTTCCCGACCCCGCGGTGCGCGGCGGCAGCGTGCAGGACGGACAGTATCTCGACTACGTTTACCGCATCCACAAGGTGCGCTTCGCGCAGGTATTCCGCGCCGATCTCGAAGAGCTCGGCATCACGGTGGAGGAAGCGCTCGGCGAGGATTATGTGCCCCGCGGCGAGATCTTCGACATGACGAGCGCGCTGAGCGACACGGACGACACCGTACAGGTGCTCGAGCACTGGTTCCGCCAGCCGGTCGAAACGAGCGTGGACGGCGAGACGATCCCCGCCGGGGCGGTGGCATGCTCTGTGCAGGCGGGCGGACATGAGCTGCGGTATATCCCGAACTACTGGCGGCGCACGGGCGCGCAGAACACGCTCTTTCCGTTCGTGCACTACTGGCGCATTCAGGACGAGAACCGCTTCTGGAATAAGAGCGAGCTCTCCGCGGTGCTCGATCTCGTAGACGCCGCGGACCGCAAGCTCGCCTCGGCGCTTTTGAACGACAGCTTTCTCTCCAACGACATCCTGCTCGTGGAGGACGGCGCCCTGGCCGACGGCGAGGAGCTTACGAACGAGCCGGGCGCGATCGTGCATCTCAAGCAGGGACGCATGGGCGGCGTGCAGCGCCTCGGCGGACTGCAGAGCGTCGGCAAGGCGGCGATGGATATCACCTGGTTCAAGGAGCAGATCGAGCGCGCCAGCCGCAGCTACGACACCGGCACCGGCAAGGAGACGGCGCGCGCCACGACCGCCTCGGGCCTCTCGATGCTCCGCGCCGACGGGCGCGAGCAGGCGGACATCAAGCGCGCCGACCGAAACGCCGGGTTTGAACGGCTCTATGAGCTGCTGGACTGGCTCTGCCTGGAATTTTTCGACGACGACCGGATGCTGTATCTCGGCGCGCCGGAGGGGATGAGAGCGCCGGGACAGCGCATGATCTACAACAGCGCCGACTTTGCCCGCACGCTGCCGGAAATCCGCTCTCTCACCGGCGAGGTGGTGCGCCCGTCCCGGGAATTTTTCCCGCGGGTGGATATCACGGTGCAGGCCGCCGACGGCGCGCGGCGTGACCGGCAGACGACGCTGCAGGCGCTCGACAGCCTGACACGGGCGAACGTCACGGCGGAAAACTGGCGCATCTTCGCCGCCGAGCTCGAAATTCTCGACATTCCCGACCGGCTGAAGATCGTCGGGGAGTGGGAGCGGAGGTTCGCGCCGACGGGGGAGACGGTTCCCTCCGTCGACGGCTATGCCGCATACATCTCCCGTGAAGAGGGCGGCGCTGAAGGAGGCGAGCCGGTATGAAATGTCCGTGCTGCGGCATTGAAATGCTGCGCAAAACGGCGGCGCAATGGGTGTGCCGCAATCCGAAATGCATCAAATACGATAAGGAGAAGAAAAAATGAAGGCAGTACGACTTGAGAATCTTGGAACAAAGACCCCGCCCGGCAAGAGCGCGGAGGAATGGCGCAGAAAGAAGAAAAACCTGACGAATACGGGCTGGAGCAGCGCTCCGGCGGAAAGCGGGGAGACCGGCGGAAAGGACACGGGAGCGGCCGGAACGCCGCCCGAACGCCGCCCGACGTACAGCGAAACCATGCAGGGCTATTATGGCGACCGGTACGCCGACGCGCTTGCCGAAAATAAAACCGCCGCCGATGCCGCCGCAGAGACGGCCGAGCGGGACGCGCAGGACGCGCTCGAGCGCATCCGCGGCGGATATAAGAGCACCGGCCGTCAGCTTTACCGCGAGTATATGGAGAGCAAGCGCACGCTGCCGCAGCGTCTCGCCGCACAGGGCATCACCGGCGGCCTGACGGAATCCTCGCAGGTGCGCCTTGCCAATTCCTACGGCGAGGAGCTCGCCGAAAACGAGAGAGCGCGTCTTGCCGAGGAAGCGAAGACATATTCTGCGCGCGACGCCTGGCTCGCCGCGGCGAGAGCCGAGCAGAGCCGCGCTGACGCCGAGGCGAAAAGGACGCACGGCGAGAGTCTTGCCAAGCTCTGGCAGGAGGCGGAAAAGCACCGGCGCGAGGATGCCGCCAAGGCTGCCGCGCTGCTCGCCGCGGCGGGCGATTACTCCGGCTATGTCGGCATGGGGCTCACGCAGGAGCAGGCGGACTATCTCGCGGAGATCTGGATGGGGCGGAACGGCGCTCTTGCGTCGCTGCGCCGCGCGCGGAACGCCGGAATTGCCGGAAACTCCGGCTCCGGCTCAAGTCTCGCCGACACGCTTTCCGAGTCGCTTCTCATCAAAGCCGAGCGCGGCGCGGACGCCGCCGTGGAGTATATCGCCGCGCAGCTCGCCTCCGGCGCCATCCGGAGCGACGAGGCGGAGGAAATCTGGAAGCTGCTCCGCGCTTCGGGGGAGAGTGATATTTAATTTTCAAATTAATCCTTGACAGAATGAAATGATTGCGCTAATATCATAATGGCGGGGAAGTTGGGCTTTCAATAAAAAAGCCGTCTCTCCGACCTCCGGCTGCCCAGCA